TGGGTTACCTCCGGCGTTTTACTCCAGTTCTTATATGCTTCGCGCAGCGCGTCTGCATAAACGGTATTAATAGTGCCATCGGCATTTCTTGGCTGCGGCTCAATACCAATACCGCTTGCACCTACTACGTTATTGACGAATGCCCGGATGATGCCTTTAGCGATGTCATGATTACGCTCAAGATGACGCGCCTGCGTACGCAAAGCCACAGCACCTTGACTTACCAATTGATTAGGGGATGATTGATCTCGATTAAACTTGCGGGCCCGGCTTGGTTTTGCGGCCTCGTAGTGGGCTAAAACATGACGGGCACTTGTGCGTTTAACAGCAGAAATAGGCGCAAAAAACTCTACTAAAGCATCGACAGGGTTTCTCATTGGTCAAACCTCGCCTGCGCGACATTTAAACCACCTATTTGTTTCGACTTTACTGAGGCTGGGGTCTGCTCTAATTTAACACGAGCCTCCCACTCCATGCGCCCGGCGCGAACATCAGCCAGGTCTTCATAGCCAAGTTTTCGCCCTTTGAATTCGACGCTTTTACCTTCAAGAATGGCTTGCTCTGCAGCCAAGTATTTAGCGAGCATGTCTGTAGCAGTTGTCATGCTGCCCAGACTAAACAATTGCTAGTCCACTTTTTAGGGGAAAAGTGGACTAAATTTCATTACTGTTATTTTTTACCGACTATCTTGTAAATAGACGTTTTACCAAGGCCATACTTGCTCATCATATCCTCCAGGTTTCGGCCATTGAATTCACGACGAATTGCTTCATTACGCTGTGCTACATCTGGACGTGGGTTTTTTGCAATATAGATCTCCTGGCCACTAAACCTTTTCTTTAAACCATTCACTATGGGCTCAGCCAATGTAGCTGCATACTGTTCATGGAATCCAATCTCCTCACGTAAGATGGCCGTAATTTCAAAACGCAGGCTTACTGCATCATCATCATTGTTTATTTTGATGGTCATCTTCTATTCATCCAATCATCGCTGGCAAATTTATTCGGTTGTTTTACTGCTGCAACAGGAGCCGCTGCCGGCTGTCTTATAGCTTTTTTAGGTTTAGTTTCAACTACGGTTGGCGCCACTTCTATATCAAACATATCATTTACTACTGGCTGCACTTTGGCTTCCAGATCAGCCCAGAATCGCTCTGTCTTTTTATGCAGGTCAAAGTGAATTTCAAGCCATATTGCATAGACGGTACAATCAAGTGCCTCCACCCGTTTACGTGTAGCTACCCATGCTGATTCCTCAGCTCCGCGCGCATTGCGGCGTGTGGTTCTTTTTTCACCGGTGATCTGTTTAAAGAATTCATCTGATAACTCATGCGAGAAATGGACATAGCCGGGCCCAGGCTTAGTTATCTGTAAGCGGTTATAAAACATATCCTTTGCATGGTTTGTACCTACCCACCATAGAATGCCGCCTTGTTTCGACACCTTGCCGCGCCAGTCAATATCTACTTTTGAAGCGCCATCCTTGATGTGTTTTTCACGCCCGTTTCTACCGGCAATGGCATGAACACGGCGGCGCTGATGCTTGCTGCAGAAGTTATACACTGCGTGTGTGTTGTGACCGCGTGAGTCGACCGCAGTCGCGTATATTTTCACCTGATTACCACTGGCATGCTGGAATTGAGTTTCAAACAGGAATTCTTCAAGATCCTCCCAAACCTCATCCTGGGATGGATTGCCAAAGAATATACGGTGCGCAATAGTCCACATTTGACATCCGCGACCATATCCCCAAACCTTACACTCTAGCCTATTGTCCTGAGTATCAACCCCCGCCAGTAATATCAAACATCCCATCGGCAACCGCTCAAGCGGAAATGGTTCTGCCCTGGATTTAATTTCATCTGAGTCTGTTTTATCTACATCCTGGGCCCAATAATCACCGCGCGTAGTATTGGTGAAGGTCTGCATCTTTTCAGACTTACCCTCCATCATCTCCTGATGAGCTTCAAGAAACTCACGTACGATCCCAGCCCATGAAACATTAGGACTATAGGCAGACCAGACATGCACGGCGACATGACGGGGAGCGCGGATAATATTGCCTTCGATGTCACGAAACACACCATTGAAATCAGAAGTGATGCCCGATTCAGATTCGTAACGTCCCTGATCAGCAATAGATAGGTATTCGGCCTGAGTGATTAATGCCCCGCAATGCGGGCATAAATGACGGACGCTTTCATAATCACCTTCATTCCACTTGAAGCCATGCGGCTCATCTTTACCGCCCCAACTGATTGCATGGTAATCATCGCAATGTGGACAAGGCACGCGATAAGTCATGAATACGTCGGCATTACGTTCACGTTTCTGGATATTGCTGAATCCGTCCAGTTTTGGCGTCGTGCCAAATATCATTTTTGGGAAAGTAGCACCTTCAACACGCTTACCTGCCAGATCACCGGCATCACCTTCCTTTTCGATATTACTGTCGAAAGCATCGTATTCATCCAGGTAACCAGTATCAACCGAGATCCTGCGATAGTTTTTAGCGGCCTTGCCTCCACGCAGATGGCACATGCTGCCTTTGAATTTTTTTTGCTGCAGCGTGTTGTCTTTATCGCGCGCATTGGTAGTAGAAATCACCTGTGACATGGCATCAACATCACGCAGCATGGGGTCAAGCTCTGTCTTTACAAACTCATCCCGGTCATCATCTGTCGGCTGCCATAATGCCTGGTTGCGGCGTTTATGATGCGCGGTATATCCAATACACGCTAGGATGCACTTTGTATAGCCTACACGTGCAGATTTTCGCCAGTTAATCTCTTCAATATCATCATTAGACATCCAGGATAAAATCGCACGCTGAAACGACCAAGCCTTCCATTTCTGTTCAACATAGCTGGACTCTTTTGATAGATAGAAATGCTTTTCAGCCCACTGATCCAAAGTAAGTGGCTCAGGCACACCAAAAGCCTGCATGCCAAGCATCAGGCTTCGCTCAATATTGCCTATATCAAAAACATTACTATCTATTGCGCCCATTTGTTATTTCTCTTTGCTCAATATTTTTTCATGTGCCGCTTGCGTTTCTTTATATCTGGCAAACTTGCCAAGGCTCTTTTCAGGTGATAACTGCCATAACTGAAAAATCCACTTCCCATCGATCATCGCTTTACTGATTGAATAATTACCTTTACGCACCGCATAAGCGCCCCACTCTTCCCACATTAATCAACATCACCGACAATAACGTCTTCATCAGATATGGATGAATTTTCGTTAAGGTCATTCAAGGACATTGATGCAACGATGTTTCTGCCTCGCGCAATTTCACCTGAAATCAAATCAACATCTTCTGAACTCAACGATGGAACGCGGCGTTTGATCATTCCTGGTATTGCATCAAAAACACCATTGATACGCGCAGCGGCTTTCGCCAACACCTCTTCCAGCAAGTCAACTGGCGCAAGCTGGTTACGAGTGATCGCATTTTGAAACGCGACTTTATCGGCCTGCTCTTTAGCCAGTCGAGCCCGCTCACTTACCAGGTCAAGACTTCCATCAGATCCAGCACGACCGGCAGCCTGTTCTCTAAGATGTGAGCAATATGCAACCAGCCAATTACTTGCAATATCTCCGTCAGTTAAAATGCCACGCTTGATCAGGTCACTAACAGCAGGCTGAGAAATGCCAACAATCTCGCCGAAAACCTTTTGAGTTACGGCGATTTGCAAACTGCTTAACATATCTAAGTTACTGTTTTGTATGATATAACCCCTTTATAAAATCCTTGTGACTAGAGAAAACATGAGCCTCTCATTACCCTTATAGCTTGCTTCTGGGAGTACCTTCACTTTTCAACCCACATAGCAAGACGTATCAATACATAACCAACCACAACAACAAGAAATCCTGCAGCAAGGAATGGTGTTGATATAAATGATTTAATCGACTTACTCATCGCGCAGTCCGCACGGCGTAGGCCCATGACTCTTTAAAGTTAACGGCAAAGTCTGACCGTGCTTTGCTTGCAAACTTATCGATGTAAAAGCGCTTGCTGTAACTGGCGCGTTTAACAAACATCAGGATCGGTCGTATGTCTGAACCATGCGTGCCGCTCTTAGCCCAGATACCACGATGTAGGTGATCTGCACCACTGGCATAGAAGTAAACAACACCATTGATTTTGACGTACTTGCTTTGGCGTTTGCCTTTGGAGTTCTTATCGGTACGCTTGGCAAGCTTCGCTCTTGTATCAGCTGAGCTGTTGGCCTTGTAACCCTGCTCACCAAAGCCACCGAAGTATGAGATTAATTTAACAATCAACGATGCTGGTACGTTGCCGTACTGATTCAACTCATTGAGTTCTGACGCTGGTACGATATCTTCATTGAAACCAAGCATGCCAAGCTTGCGGAACGCCAACTCATAGCGCGCCAGTCTTGAT